CCGAATACTATTTTGGACCTGCAAGAGTTGCGCTATGATGACCTGATGATGACAGTTGGCTATTTCAAAACTAAATGGGATGAACTGCCAAAATCTCGACGACCTGAGAAAATATTTGTTGACGTGATCGGTCTGGGTGCTGGTGTAGCTGACCGACTGGCGGAGTTGGATTTGCCAGTGATTAAGGTCAACGTAGCTGAGTCTGCTAGCTTGAATGATCGTTATATGCGGTTACGTACTGAGCTATGGTTTGCTGTGCGTGGCTGGTTCGAGGAACGTGACAAGGTACTTGACGCTAGGCTACCGCTGCTTAACAAACTAGTAGACGAGTTGGCGGCGGTGGAGTATAAATTGTATTCTAGTGGTAAGGTCGAAGCAGAGTCGAAAGACACTATGAAAAAACGTGGACACCCGTCACCTAACCTTGCTGACGCTTTGTGTTTGACCTTTGCTGAAGGTGGCGCGGTTGCATTTGGCTCCTACTCTGCTGGTAGCTGGAAAAAAGTCGATACATTGTCGTACCGGGCACCCGGTTTCTAAATAAATGAAATAAGCTATTGACAACGCTGGATAATGCTGCTAGCTGTAGTCACGTTGTAGACTGTCTTGTTTCTCCCTTCCCCTACTTAGGGTAACAGCCCTTGGTGGGGGACTTTCAACAGCGCAACTGGAGGCAACATGGGCACGAAAAATCCAGCAGCGGTATTAAAGTACTTCGCGTACACCGAGCTACCGGACACAATTCGTGGTGTCGGTGCTGAACTGCTTTCGCTAGCGGATAATTACGATACTGCCTTACCCGACTGTGCTGAGAAAAGTGTTGGCCTGAGAAAGCTGCTTGAGGCGCGTGACTGCCTATTACGCGCAGCGCAGCACCCCCCATATTCAGAAAAGTGAGATAAGCATGGCAGTACAAACCCCAACACGCACACTGCAAAGTCAGGGCTGCACAGAGCTACGTTACGCAGCCGTTGCAGAGGGCGACACCTTTCCGGGAGCAGTGAACATTGGCGACCGCAGACAAGAGGGTATTCACTACTCTGTCAGTGGTACATTTGGCACTGGTGGTGACATTGGCCTAGAAGGCAGCGCCGATGGCGTTTCATGGGTTGCCTTGACTGACCTAGACGGTGTAGCTACCACAATTACAGCGGCTGGAACTGTGTTCGTGCGTGAAGTGGTTAGGTATATCCGGCCTGTTATCACAGCAGGCACTGGGCTTACCTTGACTATCACCATTATCGTACTGCACTAAGTTATCCCCTCGTTAGGGGATTGAAAGAAAGTGAGGAAGCACATGAAGTATATGAGAGACGCAACTCCTGTAAAGCCAGCGCCGTCTGGGCCTGAAAAAAGCAAAGGGCTGTTCAAGTCGCAAGGTTACACTCTAACCGCTCGTGACAAGTCTAACGCTGCTATCCAGCGAAGTGCAGAAGACACTAGTGCTGGTACTGTTAAGCCAGTTGCTCGTAATAACATGCTGAAAACGTAATTATGCCAGATATGACCCCCATCAAGCTAGCAACAGTGAAGCTGGAGCTTGCTTACAGTGTTGAGGAAGCTACTCAATTCATGTGGGCTGAGTTTGAGGGGGACTGGGAAACGGCTGAGCGCTACTATGCTGGTGGAACTGACCTTCCATCAGTTGAAGGCCGCTCTAACGCTGTCAAAACTGAAACACGCGACCTGATCCGCTCTATTGTTCCTAGCATTATGCGGGTGTTGTATCAGTCACGTAAACCTGTTGAGTTTCAACCGGGTAGCATCGCTAGCGCCGCGTTTGTCGAACAGCAGTCAGTGTTCATTAATCAGTTATTCAAGCGGTATGGCGGGTACAGTGTGTTGTCTGATGCCGTTCTGCACTCTTTAGTGTGCAAAGCTGGACCTGTTAAGGTATTTTGGGAAGAAAACCCTCGACCAGAGCCGTACACAGCGACCGGGCTAACTATTTACGAGGTTGACGACCTCAAAATGTCTGATGATATTGAAGTTTTGGAAGTAACGAAGCGGCCATACCCTAAAGAGGGGAACGAAGCTGCCACTGACGCTGAAAATATTCAGTACTTGAAGTCTGTCGAAGAAATGCCTGACCTGTATGACGTTAAGTGCGTCAAGTACCACTATAACGGTAAAATCCGGTTCGAGGCGTTTCCAATTTACGAGTTTTTCTGCTCACGTAGCGCAACCTCTACTACTGAGGCGTTTGTGCATGGGCACCGCCGCCAAGTAACAGTAGCAGAAGCTATAGAGCTAGGGTTAGAGTCCTCTAACTGGGGGCAATACTCTGACAATGATCCAGAAACTGACCGTAATTCAGGGTCATCTACAGCACGACGTGGGTACTCTGCTTACGACGCCGAAGATACAGAGTCAGAAGACCCACTGAAACAGACGTTTTTGCTAACTGAGTGCTACTGCGAGTATGATCTAAAGGGCGTTGGCTACCTACAAAAGTACTGTTTCTGGCTTGGTGGTGAAAGCTACACGTATATTGACCACGAGGAAATTGACGACTACTGCATAGACTTGGTGATACCAGATCGAGTGCCGTTTACTTTCATGGGCCGGTCAATAGCTGACATTACTGTGCCAATGCAGGACGACTCAACGTCCATTTTCCGTGCTGTTATCGACAACGCACACATAGCAAATAACCCGCGCTTGTCTGCTGATCCTACTATGGTGGACTTTAGTGACTTGATGAATAACGCAATCGGCGCACCTATCAAGGCACGTAACGGTAGTGTGGTCAATCAGGTTGACATTCCGTTTACTGGTGGATCACTGTTGCCATTCCTTGAGTATCTTGAGAAAGATGCAGAAGAACGCGTCGGCGTTACCAAAGCGGCGACAGGGCTGGACCCGTCCGCGTTGCAGTCAACCGATAAAGAGGCTGTGCGTAACACTATCCAAATGAGCCAAGGCCAAATCGAGCTAATGGTGCGTAACATTGTTGAGACAGGGCTAATACCTTTGTTTCGCAAGGCGCTACGTCTGTCTATCTCACACATGGACCGTGCGCAGATCATCAAGCACAAAGGCAAGGTAATACCTGTTGACCTGCTTACGTTTGACCCAGACTTAGTTGCTGAACCAAAAGTTGGTTTGGGTAATGCTGACGCTGAGCAGAAAGCTATGACACTGCAATTTATCATGGGTAAGCAAGAGCAAATCTTGCAGACTATGGGCATGAATAATCCGTTTACCTCACTTAGCTTGCTGTACAATACTATAGAAGACTTGGTAGAGCTTGGTGGTGTACATGATGTTGGTAGATACTTCACCGAAGTAACCAAAGACGTTGAAGAAGAATTGAGGGCAAAACAGGATGCTGAAGCCAAAGCTGCTGCTGAGGCAGAACAAAAACTGGACCCACAAGAAGCATTTATCAAAGTTGAACAGCTTAAAGCACAAATCAGGGAGAAAGAACTGCAAATCAAGGCAGCGGATGGGCAGGAACGTCATCAGTTGGAACGTGAGAAACTTGCTCTTGAGGGTCGCAAACTGGCTATAGACGCTGAGCGCTTTGCTTCTGACGCCGACCTGAAACGTGATGAGCTTGTACAAGAACGTAAGATTGAAGTTGCTAAGCTAGGCAAAGAGTACCTAGACGACCTCATTGCCAAAGAGCAAGAAGGAAACAATGATGACACAGACAACATCACAAGAATTGGAACAGGCAGCACTACGCCTCGCCCAAAATAGTGACTTCGATTTACTATTGACAGCCTTAGAAGAAAGTGCTACAAAGGCGTGGGCCGCTACTGGTATTTCCGATCAATCGGAGCGAGAGCGGCTGTATCTTCAACACCTTGCGTGCGCGCAACTAAGACAGTGGGTAAAAAATTATGCCGACGCCGAAAACAGACGAAGCTGAAATCAAATCGGCCACTATGGCCGACATTGCAGCCTCCATTCTGAATAAGCCAGCTTCCCCTATTGAGGGGAAAGAACTTCCTACCGAGGAAGGCGAGAGCGACGAGGAAGACACCAACACTACTGAGGAAGAAATCGAAGAAGAAGAAGTACTCGAAGAAGCCGAAGAAGAAGGTGAACTTGCTGAAGAAGAAAAAGACGAAGGCGAAGAAGGAGACGAAGGCGACGAAGACGACGCCGAAGACACTAACGAAGAAGGCGAAAGCTACCTCGACGTTAGCGATGATGACCTCATTGAGGTTAAAGTTGACGGTAAAGTTGAACTTCGTAGCTTAGGTGACTTGAAAAAAGCCTTTTCTGCTGAGGGCGCTGTGCAAAAGCGACTTCAAGAAGCAACGGAGACACGCAAAGACGTTGACTCCATGAAAACGCGGAGCATCGAAAATGCCAACCGTGACACACAAGTACTTGTGCAAGCGTTTCAGTCAGTTGAACAAGAACTGGCTACGATGATTGGGCAAGCCCCTGACAAAAGTTTGCGAGAGAAAGACCCTAATAAGTACTTTCTCGAAAAAGAGGCTTACGAAGATAGTGTGAAAGACATGGAGACAAAGCGCAATAAGTTGCGTACTCTTGTCACTGGCGTCCGTACACGCTTCGACGAAAGCCTGAACGAGTATAAGCAGGATCAAGCACAGTTGCTTGTCAAAGCGATCCCTGACATTGCTGACCCTATTAAGGGGAAGCCCATCATGGAAAGTATCTTGAGCGTTGCCAGTCACTATGGCTTCACACAGGATGACATTGCTAATGTAGCGGATCACCGCTTGTATATCATGGCTATTGATGCTGCAAAGTATCGCAAGCTAATCGCAGACAAGAAAATTGTGAGGGATGTGGACGTGACAGATGTTTCAAAAGAGAAGCGGAAGACACCACGGAAGCTGCGATCTGGTGCGACGACCTTGAAGAACAAGGCCACCAAGAACGCTGCTAAGGCGAACGAAGCTCGGAAACAGGCACAATCCGGTAAGACTACCGACGTTGCTGCCTTCCTTCGATCACCGAAATAAAGGACTAGCCCAATGGCTGTTAATGCAAAAACCAATGAGACGTATGACCTGAACGTAATGCGGGAAGACCTGCAAGAAGCGTACACCATGATTTCACCCACGGACACTCCGTTCCAGCTGTCGGCGCGACATGAAGTTGCCTCTAACACACTGTTTGAGTGGCCCGTTGTCGAGCTAGCTGCAACTGACGCCACTAACCGTGTAGTTGAAGGCGACGATGCTCCTGCTGTTGACGACGCAAATAACGCTCTGCGTCTGTCGAACTACACGCAGATTTCGGACAAGGTTGCCAAGGTTTCTCGCACTTCACAAGCGGTTGACGCTGCTGCGAAAAACCTGCAAAAGCTGTCTGAGCAAATGGCAATTAAGATGAAGGAAATGAAGCGTGATAAAGAGGTCATGCTGCTTTCCAACGTCGCCGCTGTTGCTGGTTCGTCTGGTAACGCTCGTGGTACTGCCGGACTAGCTGCGTTCTTGAAGACCAATACCGTGTTCGAGGCTGGTGGTGCAGACCCCACCTTGAGTGGCACAACCGAAGGTTATCCCAACGCTGCGGCGACTGCTGGTACTACTTCTGTTGTATTCGCAGAAGCTGATCTGAACCAGATTGTCGAAGATTGCTGGAATGAGGGCGCGTCGCCTTCGCTCATTATGGTGAACTCTGGTAACAAGCGTCGTGTTACGGAAGCCTTCGTTGGCAACGCCTCACGTTACGAAGACACAGTGTCTCGTAAGGTGACGAACTCGATTGACTTCTACCGCTCCGACTTCGGTGTTGATCTAACTCTCGTTCCGAACCGCTTCATGCCTACCAACAACCCCGGCGGTGCCGACGACAGCTACAACGTGTTCGTGCTTGACCCTGAGTATTACGCGATTGCTTATCTGGATGAAGTGCAGCAAAAGCCGTTGGCTGAAACTGGTCACTCCGTCTCGTCGCTGATCTGGTGCGAGTACGGTTTGCAGGTGGATAACGAGAAAGCACACGGTATCATTCGTGATACTACCAACGCTATCTCCTAATCAGCGATAGTTGCCTGAACTATGGGTTCCCCTAAACAGGGGAACTCATTTAACAATCAGAGTAGGAACAAAATCATGACAGACTCAAAAGAAAAACTGGCAGCGTTTACCACACGCCGCACTAAGATCAAGGACAATGAAGGCACGTATTGCCAACCCGGTGATACAGCAATGTTGGACAAGAAAACGGCCAAGCACTATCAGAAGCTAGGCTACGTCGAAATCGACACAGATACAATGTTTGGTGGCAAAGATGAAAACTCTGACGGTGACACCAGCGATGCTGAGTCCGGTACATCGGCTGGAACAGATGACACAGCAACAGCAAGCGAGAAAGCTGCGCCTGACGCTGGAAAAGGTGCGCACAAAGCGGGTCGCCGGAATTAATCTCTCCAAAGAGGAGGAGATTTTACTGACTGAGTGTCGTCGCAGGTTTCATAGTAAGCCTGCGACAACCACCAATATAGACGCCAGCGGCGTTATGACTATCACTCACACCGCTGACGTTGGCCCACTAATGCAGGCTATGAAAGACTACGGCGATATACTCAAAAGCCAGCATAAGAAAGTGTCTAATACCGGGACTAGGTTGGTAGGTGGTGTTGACCCACTCACTGCTGCTATGTGGGCCAAAGATACTGGGCTACGCGTCGGA